TCATTTGGATCTACTCTTAATCTCCATAAAGCATAAAAAGACGCAAGAATTGACTTACCTAAACCACGAAAAGCAACGGTAAGACTTCGATCTGGCCCATTTTGCATCCAATTACAGACAGAAATCTGCTGCTTAGTTGGGGCATCAGCTAACCCCAACTCTCTAAGCAGATAACAAGTGAAATTAGGAAAGCTATCTCTTAATTGAGGTGGTAGTTCTTCCCATAAACTTTTCACTCTGCTGTCTCTTCAGTTGTTTCAACTGTAACTGTTGGTCTTGCTGGTGGAGTTAGTAGCTGTTCTTGCATCTCCTCGTCCACGTAAACATTAGACGTATCAGCCTTTTTTAAAGTCTCAGGCTTGACACAGCAAGCACCTTCAAGACCTAACTCCATTCTTTGATTGTTGGTGAGGTAAGGCATAGTCCTTTTTTAACTTCTTTTATTCTGACGTAACTATGACTAGATACAACAAAACCCCCTAACGCGCGAAATGTTAGAGGGCTTTATCTAACCCACGCTGACCACGACCAAGCAGCAAGCATCAGGGCTGCTCTTATTTTAACTCACTATTTGAATTGAGCCTCTAATTCTTCTGCCTTTTCTGCTAAACCCGTATACAAACCATGCATCGGAGATTCCTTATGGTGTCTGCCATCTAAGACATACCATCTCTCCATATCCATCATCCTTTGTCTATCCTCTTCCAACCATTCTGTTTTATACATACTCATTACTTTTTCCCCTTCTTTGGTGGTCTTCCTACCTTTGATCCATAAGTCCCTTTCCCTTTCGGCATAGCTCTTAATTCATAAGACGACTACACAGTAATCAATAACCTCTTGCTTTTCTATCTTTTTCTCTACGTTCCCGCAGATATTCATTAAACCCTCCTTGATCTGTTCTCAACCCATCAACTAATCCATGCTTCGCTCGATAATCTCTCATGTAACTTCCATAAGCAGCTCTCTCACTCTTCGTAAAATCTCTCGCTAATTCCCCTCCACTTGGATCTCTCTCAACCCCCACTCTCTCCTTCATTTCTTTCATCAGATAAGTCTCTTTTTTCTTACTCATAACATTAATTTGCTTGGTCGTCTAATTAACTTACACCCATGCAGAACTAACACAACCCCTCAGAATGTTTCAATTCCTTAACACCGAACATTGACACTCAACCCGATTGCCTATATAAACAGACGGCAGGGTTTTTAACGAAACGCACAGATACTCACCTCCTCTTACCTCGATTAATAAATACATAGCCTCGCTTTTCCTAGTATCAGCGGGGCTTTCCATTTTGCTGCTCGCGATTAAGTAGGCTTCGTCGTCTCGCCTTTACCCAATTTCCCCCAATACCCCTATCGGATCGCCATTAAAAATTCGATCAACTGCAAAAAAATCCTTTTATTTATACTTCGATAGGGTAGGGGGTAGTGAGGGACTGGGCCGGCTGCGAATAATAAATTCGCATCAGCTCTTACCTCTGGTCTTATTGCTGGCCCAGCTCCAAAGGAGACTGGCAGGCAAACGAACAAGTGAGAGCCCGCCGCGATTAGCTGATGAGTTATGAATACAACAGAGTGTTAAGCTTTAAAGGTAAAGTCTGCGGGGTTGCAGAGTACGGACTAATAATGAAGGAGCAAGCGGCAAAAAGATTGCCATTCTTCATTGACTAGGCCTCTGCTATTAGTCCGCTTGCAACCACGACCCTAGACAATTTAAAAGTGAAACAGTTTTCATTCCACCATGACAATGGTCATGGATGGTTACAAGTCCCTGAACAGTCTTTAAAGGACTTAGGCATTGAACATTATGTTTCAGGTCATAGTTATTTAAAAGACAAGCAGGTCTATCTAGAAGAAGACATGGATGCAAGCTTATTCATTGCGGCATGGAAAGCAGAGAAGGGAAGCCAGCCAGACTGGTTTGATTTCTTTGAAGATGGTCAGTCAAGGATTAGAAGCTTTGACCGATACCCAGCCAAAGCTGATAGGTCTTGGAAACAAGTCATGCACAAGATAGGCGAGCTAAATAAAGGGATTTAGAACTCATTCTGGAGCCCTTAGGGGTTCCATGCTGGGTTCTCCAGCACTACCACGACCAAAGGTTTTATTTATGACTAATTCAGCTCTGGATTTAATGCCCCAAAAGGTTATTGATTCAATGCCAAGACTATACAAAACAGATAGTCAAGGGAAACAAGCAATGATCTTATGTCATTTATTTGGGCCAATCGGAGATTTTTATTTGACTGAAGTTAATGAAGAAGGAACCGAGGCTTTTGGATATACAAAGCTTACAGCTCACCCTGATGGTGCGGAGCTGGGATACATCCCACTAACGTCACTTAAGCAGTGTGTAGGTAAGTTTAAAAATAATCCAATAGTTAATCTCAAATACATGATTGAAAGAGATTTGCATTGGTCTCCTAAGCCTCTAAAAGAGGTTATGAAATGAGACTTAATTTAATTTTAGATACAGACAACGCCGCTTTTGAAGGCGACCAGCTCGGCCCAGAAGTCTCGAGGATTTTTGAGGATTTAACTAAAGAATTTAGTTATTACCCTATTCGAGATAGAAAGCTAAGAGACATTAACGGCAATGTAGTTGGCTCTATTAAATGGACTTGACAGTATCCCAGAGCCCTTAGGGGCTCTCTGATGCTTTCAGCATCTACCACGACCTTTTTTTTCTTTATGACTAAAGAACTTGTGAAAAATTATATGTTGGAGCTGGTTGCAGCTCTCAACAAAAAAACAGAGAATCAAGATCCGAGGATTAGGAGTGAATTTAGTTTCACTACAGGTAAAAAGTATTTCAAAATTGGTACTGTTTACCGTGGCGATCTTGAACAATTCAAAGGAAAACTCGGTTCAATTCATGCCCTAGTAGATATGACTACAGGCAATGTTTACAAACCAGCGGGAGCCAATAGCCCTGCCAAAGGTATTCGATTTAATTTATTAGATCAAAAGTCAAGAGAACTTTGTCTCTCTAGGGCTGACCAATACGGCGGCTATCTATACATAAGAGGTTGATTATGACGGCATCAAGGAGCCCTGCGGGGTTCCTCGATGCTCTCAGCATCATTTATTGTTTGTCTTTTTTTTATGACTACATCAACGCCTATTAAACGGATCAATAAAATTGATTTAGATCCTGAGATAGAAAATCATAGCCCTCTCGATGATTATTCTTTGAGTATTGTAATTCCATTATCTAAAAAGATATTTCTTTCTGAGTTGGCTGGCGATGCTGATACAGAAGAGGAGTACAAGAAATGGGCATATCAAACGGCAAAAGAGTGTATTAACTTTATCGAGTCTAATTTTTGGCGTAGCACAGCAACTTTAAATAAACCACTTTGACGGCATCAAGGAGCCCTTCGGGGTTCCTCGATGCTCTCATTGAGAGTATCTACAAACCCACGACCAAAGGTTTTAGAAATGAATTGGTTTAAAAATAGAGCATCAATACGGCAACTTCCACCGGAATGTATAGCCGATTGTTCAGGCATCGGGGACGCTACCGAAAACGTCGAATTTTGGGTTAAACATCTGGAATTTGATGGCCTTAAAGATCATTTTAAAGATTATTTAGAAGGGTATGGGGCTTGGGATGATAAGCAATTGGAAGACCATGAAGAAAACAAAATGAGAGTTTTGTGGTGTTGGGCTTGCAATTGTTTTGATGATCCTGACTCTTATGACTATTTGTATTTGGAAAGATGAAAATCACCGAATACAGCACCGAAACTGATGATGCTCTTGTGCTTTTACAGGCCCAAGAGCAAGTCATTTTTAATCAATGCCAGCAAATGAGGGTGCTTGCTGGCCTTTCTTTTTTACTGTTCACTTTTTTATTACTTAAATGAATGACTTAAAAACAATCACAATGGAGGTAGAAAAGTTCAATGATTTAATTCGATATGTGGAGGATGAAAGAGCCGAATGTATCGAAAACGATGTTGAACCTAGCGAAGATTTGAAAGATGCTTACGAAGCTATTTCAGAAATCTTTAGACAACTACATCCAAAAATCTACAAAAACTAACTGTTCACTTTTTTATTGCTTAAATGACCAAACAGTACAACTCAGAGATTGAAAAGGAGCTGCATTTAACGCGGCTCTCTATCGAACGAGTAGAAAAAATGCTCAAGGAAGTCTTGGCTATGAAATTTAGAGATCCAAAGGAGGTTAAAAAGAAATGAGTGACAAAGGAACTGTTAATGATCTCAACAGAAAAATTAATAAATTAGAACAAGAAAATTTCTTTTATAAAAAAGCTTGTCTTTTATGGCAATGTGCTTGTCTTCAAAAAGAACTCAGGCCACCAAAAAGACCCAGTCCTGATCAAAAAAACAAATTAAGAGTTGATCTAGATGATTGCTTAGAAAAATTAAAAAAAATAGATCAGGAGGAGGCCGATGCAAAAAAAGGATCTACCTAAAGCTTTTGTAGGTCACACATTATTAATAAGTGGGGGCGTGGTAATCGTCCCTGCTTTTATCTATTGTGTGATGTTTCTAATTGAACCATTTGTCGTTTTTGGATTTGGAGCTTATTTGATATGGCTATGCCTAAAGAAAAAACCTTAACTGCTTTCTCTGAGTTGCTAAGAACTCTCAGATATAACAGTAAAAGCAATAAACCTTCAGCTCTCCAGGTTGAACTTTTAATGCACGTTGCAATTAAACCTCGAACTTATGAGGAGCTGGTCTTATTAACCGGCTCTCATAATGGAAGGATTTCTAGAGCAATTTCAGGGATGACTCCAATAATTGAAAATGAGGAGCTGGTTAGACCTGATGTTCACCTTTTGGATCGGAAAAAGAAAACAGGATCACTTAAATATGAAGTGTCTTTATCCAAAACTGGCGAGGATTTGATGAAAAACATTGGATTGTGCTGATGTAACACAGGTAACAATCCCTAGTTATAAATACACAGGAGTTCTACAACCTTGTAAAGTTATCTATTGATTCTCAATTTATATGTCGCATGAGCCACGATTACTTGAAGATCACCCTTATATTTAGCTTGATTCTCCCACTTCGCAACGGAGAAGTTCATCTTGCCATATACGATCACTCCTCCCATAGTCGTAAGCACATACGCATCTATGGACAAGTGGATCGCAAGAGATCTCCCCCAAATGAACAATGGATCTTTCTAAACTCTCGAACGCTCTTGAAGCATTGGGCTCTCTGGCCCCAGGCAATTTTCCTATTCATCACGCACAAGTTCTTTTATACATTGCGGAAAAAGGGAGCTGCACTTATCGAGATATAGAAAACAAGTTCGATGTGACGAACGCATCGGCCTCAAGAATTGTCCACACCCTGAGCGAAACTGTCCGGCATCGTGAGACTTGCCTTGGCCTCGTAGAAATTTACATTGATCCTGAAGAGGGTCGTAGGTACAGAGTCAGGCTCACGAAGAAAGGGAAAGCAAAAATCAGATCGCTTGAGGGTACCTAACCCACAAAACCACGACCAATGGCCTACACAATTAAGCAAGCATTTAAAGATGCGTGGAAATACCAATGGGAACCACAATCAGGCAATAGAACAACAAGAATTTACGCTTTAGAAGCAGTTAATTATTTCGGCCCTAATACTCCAGTGGAAGATATTGATGCTGGAAGATTTATGGACTACAGGTTTTACTTAGAGCAAGAAAAAGATAATCTGCCTGCAACGATTAATAACAAGACAAGCAAATTAAAAGTATTTCAGGAAATGGCTATTGTGCATGGAAGAGTAAAAAATCTTCCACTTTTTCCAAGAAACTTACCTTTAAGAAATAAGAAAAATATTATTTGGGAACAAAATGAAATTGATTTATGTACTGAATATTTAAGAAGGATTAATAGAAAAGATGCAGCAAGACAATTGATTTTTTTATGTGAAATGGGATGTAGACCAATTGAAATGAGAAGACAAACAAAGGCTGACTACAATTTAAAAAAAGGTTTAGTTACATTTTTCAAGGAAAACAACGATAACAAAACTGGGAACAGGACACTTCCTTTGACTCCGAAAGCAGCAGTAGCAGCAGCGGAGCAAATTTTAAGCATGAAAAGGCCAGAAGATGATGAAAACGAATTTTCTTTAGATCAATGGACTGAAAAAGTTTGGCCTTTGTCAGATAGTGAGCTGCATCATGTAGTGCGACGAGCATTAGAAGCATGTAGCATCCCTAAAAGTTTTATTATCAAAGCAACAAGACATACATGCGGAACAGCTTTGGGCAGAAAAGGCTGTACTGAGCTGGAGATTGCTAACTGGTTAGGTCATAGCAGCCCTCAATCTTGCAGAAGATATGTCCACATGGACGGCAAGGTTCATACGAATGCTTACAATGCTCTTGTGGGGGTCTAGCAATCTGGTGAATGCACTGAACTCATAATTCAGCTAAGGCGAGTTCGATCCTCGCGACCCCCATTACAACTTTTGTTTAAGTACGTTCGCAGCATTCGCACCTTGAAAAGACATATTTTTTCTACCCTAAAAACGATCAACGCAAAATGCTCAAATCCTTTGGTGTCACTGGGTTGGCTGCGAACTCATAACTCGCAAAAGCATCGTCTTAGACCCCGTAGAGCAAGTCGTACACTTCCTTTCAGGGCAATAGAAGCTGGCATTACGAGAGCGTTGCGAATAACGTGGTCGTAAACACCCGTTTTTCTGAGTTGCAGGATATACAAACGCTTGAACAAGAGCAATTAGCACGACAATTTCGTGCAGAAAAAAGGGCTGAAGAAACACATAAAAGTAATGAAAGAAAACTTAAAGAGATAGGAAAAGAGAGCGCATTAATTTATGGCAGAAAATTATATGGATTATTAATTGATGATTTAAGTACCCGATTAAATAAGACTTTTATTGAATTTGTAGAGAATCCAGATAAAGCAAGATTTCACGGAGCTGCAATTCCTTTTTTTGATCCTTTTAAATCTCCAGAGCATGTTGCAACCATCGCTCTGGTCGCGACCCTTGATCAATTAAGTAGAAGACAAAGGATTGCCACTTTCTGTCAGGGGCTAGGAGCTGCGGTTGAAAAAGAGATCCGATTAATGAGGCTGGCTAATAAAAGTCCCGTGGAGCTGCGGCACCTGATGAAGCAAGGCTTGAGCCGCAACAAGATCAGCACAATGGAAATAATGCGGAAAATGGGATGCCCCGTTCTTCCTTTTAATGATTTAAGTCGTCTTCATATTGGTCAATTCCTTTTAGATCACATAGTTCATACAGGCTTGATCAAAGTTATTACGAGAAAGATTGGTCGAACTACTCCCAAATTTGTAATTCCTACTGATCACGCCGAGAAAGTTATCAAGAGCTGCCCACCCTCAACTTATAAAGTTGCTTATTCGGCATTGGTTTCTCTTCCTCACCCTTGGCCTGGGTTATATGGAGGAGGCAGGCCAGGCAATGAAGAGAGTTTCGTTAGAGTCCCAATTCACGACGCTGAAGAAAAAGACACCACAGCAATAGAGCATTACAGGCAAGCAGACTTAACAAAAACATTTGTAGCGACAAATCACCTCCAAGCGACTCCACTTCACGTTAAACGGGACATAATCGAATGCCAACGAAACACATGGGATAACGGAACAGAAGCCTTGTGGCCTTGTGCAAAGGTTCCCTTGGATGTTCCTGAACGGTTAGGGAAAGATCCAACCAAAGAGGACTTAAAGATCAGGAATCGTCAGGCTTCAATGGCTCATAGAGACAGAGAGCAGAACAGACCCCAAAGAATAAAGATTGAACGCTCATTACAAGAGGCAGAAGTATTAGCAGATAGAACTGTTTATCAGGCTTACCACGCTGACTTCAGGTCAAGGCTTTATACGTCCAATAAATATGTATCCAGCCAAGGCCCAGACTATGAAAAGGCAATGCTGGACTTTGCTGAAAAACTGCCAGTTAATGACGAGGCTTTTGATTGGTTATTGAAAGGAGCTGCTGGACATTATGGACATGGAAGAAAGTCATGGGATGAACGTCTGAGTTGGGGAAGAAAGAATATTGATCTGATGAAAGCAGCCGCAGAAGATCCACTTGGAAGGCTCGAATTGTGGCGAAATGCTAACGATCCGTGGCAATTTTTACAGGCTTGCGAAGGGGTAAAAGAGGTACTTGAAACAGGTAAAACAGGATGCCCAGTTCGCTTCGATCAGACCACTTCAGGCTGCGGGATACTTGCGGCCCTGTTGAGGTCAGAAAAGGTTGGGAGGGAGTGCAATTTATTTGGCGATGAACGAAGAGATCTTTACACCCTTGTCGCTGAGAAAGTAACAGAAAGATTGATCAAGGATCTTCAATTTGGAGAGCCAAGAGAAAAAGCTTTAGCAGAAATATGGCTTCAGAAAGGAATTACTAGGTCTTTATGTAAGCAACCAATACTTGCAGCTCCTTATGGCGGTTCATATTTGTCCTTGTGTGATTCCTTAGTTGAAAGACTCGACGAGCATCTGGGCTATGTCCCACTTGAAAATTTCACTTACGAGGTAGCGATCCCTGCAAAATATTTGGCGAGTCATTTATGGGATGAAACAAAAATGAGAATTAAGCCTTGCCTTGATTTAAAGAAATGGCTCCACAAAGTAACAAGAAAAGTAATGAAGCATGGTCACGCTCTGGAGTGGACAACTCAAAGCGGATGGCCCATGAAAATTGCAGATAGAGAACCACAGATTAAAAGGATTCAGACAATGTTATTCGGGAAACATTCAACGATGAATATTAAAGATCAACCAAAAGATGCTCCTTTATGTGCGACACAAGCCAATAAAGGAATAGCCGCCAATTGGACACATTCTTGGGATTCTGCCTTTTGCGTAAACTTCGTTTACAAGGCCGTAGAACAAAATATACAAGTCCTAACAAATCACGACTGTTTCGCGGTACATGCGGCCAACGCTGGAGTAACTCATAAGACACTACACGACACATTTAACGAACTATATGCACCCAATTGGTTACTAGGTTTTGTGGATGAAGTACAGATGAAAACTGGAGTCTCACTGCCTGACATGCCTAAACAAGGCAGTCTAGATCCAAGACTTATTGGGACAAATCCTTACTTGTTTTCCTGATATAAACATATCCTTCATACGACCTTTACAAGAACGCAGAGTACTGTAGATTCATAAGGCAAACTTATTGATGGGGGCATCAACATTGGAACTTGTAAAGACACCACTTGGAGAACTTCGCTGGTTTAAAGGATTAGGTGAAGCAAGGAAGGCATACGAAGAAGGCAAGCCTGACGAATGGACAATGGAAATCCTTCTTGATGCAACAGACAAACAAACTGTTGATTGGACTTTGATGATGGAAAGTAAGTTTGAAGAAATTCATGGAAAAGATGCCAAGAAAAATACTTGGTGGTTCAATTGCAATCCAGACAAAGACAATCCTGAAAAGCTTTGTGTGAAGTTTAAAAAGAGATGTTTCGTTGATAACAATGGAACTAAAACTCAAGGCCCAAATGTTATTGATTCACGTTTAGAAAAGTGGCCTGTTAGTAAAGAAATTGGGAATGGATCTAAGGGCATCATTGCTTTTAAGATTGTTCCTTGGTCTGCAAAGTCAGGCTCAGGTATGACTCTTGATCCAATGAAGGTAATGATTATGGATTATGTGGAGTATTCAGGCGGTTCTGTTCCTTCTGATGATGATGTTTTTGGCACAGTCCAAGGCGGTTACTCATTAAAGGAAGACGCTGAAAAGTCCTTTTAATGCTGAAGTTTAAGCAGATTGATTTACCTATACGTCCAATATCCAAGCCAAGACCAAGATCATTTATGGGCCAAAAGCGTCCATACAATCCTCCTCAATACAAGAGTTGGTTAAAAGAAGCCAAGGTTCATTTAAAAGAACAATGGAAACTTGAACCACTCACAAAAGTACACCGATTAGACATGTTCTTTCGTGGTGCAGAAATGGGAGATCTTGATAACAAATCTGGCTCAGTGATGGACGCAGCTAAAAACATTCTGTGGACAGATGACAGCGTAAAAGTTATCCCAAATCTCAATCTTGCATTTACAAAAGTGAAAATCAAAGACTCACACATCATTATTCAAATCACTTGGGAGGTTGACGATGATTAGATGCCCTCATTGCGGATCTAGTAAATCAAAAGTTGATAGCCAACCACAAAGTCCTGATGGAATGGTTCGCCGTTATCGGATCTGCCAAAACTGCCACAAGACTTTTACTACTCTTGAGTATTTAGCCAGCGGCCCAGGGAAAGGAACTTGGATTCGATTAAAAACTGATTGTTTAATTCCAGAAATTCCGGCAGGGGGAGGTGATGGGTGAATCCCGCTTTCTTCGTCACGCTCCTTGTGATTCCTGTGACAGCAGCGACGCTC